TCGGCAAAAGCAAACCTGCCGAGAAGTTACAAACTGTAAGAGAATTAAGTCTTAAATTTATTTAGTGGACACTAATGAAGATATTAATGTCATTTTTATCATATATAAAGAATGCAAGCATTATCATTCTGCATATTTTATATACTGTAATCATGCAAAACGATATTATTCTTCTGCCATTTTAATTGTACAAAATTAAGAAATTAAAATTTTATAAACATGAATATATGTATAAAAAGATTTAATGCGGTTGTTAGGACTTGCGGACTGCTCCTCGCGTGACTTTTCAGCTCACATCACCCATGTCTCACAGGTTATGATACGATACAACCTGCTCGCTTTCATCAAGAGAACGCTCGATTACGACACTATTGGCGGAATCTTTGGTGACATGTATATGGGAGTGCATGATACAATAACTAAAGCAATGAAGAATTTGTTTTCTATCTCATTCTCGTTCTGTTTGGCTATAATGTTTTTCATTATGTTTTCATCTATTTACAGATGATTATTATTGGCAAGCTATTAATATTTTCAAAAAAGACTGCGTGAGATTTTTATTTTCCAGACTTTTAATTTATCTTTGCAAAGTAATCAAAGTGTTCTTTGTATATTGTAAAGTTGTGGAAGAAAAAGAAGATTGTTCGTTTCTAAATCGTTAGCAGTTACATTCTTTAATATACTTAATTCGTTGATATTCAATCAATAAAAAATTTGTTATGACTCGCCACGTGGAAAGTCAATTTCTGCCTGAAGTGCAGCTCCATCTGTATCACATGAAGGTAGTCGTTAGCCTTCTGATTGCTTATCTTCGGCAACTGGTAGTCGTACTTCTTAAGTACCTCCATTGCCGGAGAGAGAATCGGAGTGAAGAACTTTGTGTCCGTCTTGATACGGCTGCCGTCGATGTAGTACATCTTGCCTACCTTCTTCGTCATAGTCTCGAAGTTGAAGTTCTGGCTGTCGCAGAAAGAGAGTCCAGTGTAAGCAGCGAAGACGAATAGGTCGCGAACCCTGTCCAGCTTGCCCTCAAACTTGTGTGCCCTCAGACTCTTCAGCTCGTCCTCGGTCAGAGGCTCACGTTCCTTGCACTTGCCGCGGCGGATAGTCACCACCTTGTACGGATCCTGTTTGATGTCGCCCATCTGGAATAGCTGTCGCACCCATTTGCGCAGGTTCTTGTGGTAGCCGTAGCAGGTGACATCCGTTCTCGTGCCGTTATGGAGCCAGGTATCGAACGCCATGATTTTCTTCGTCGTCAGATCGCCGTAGGTGTTCAGCTTACCAAAAGCACGGACAGCATCAATCACACACTTCTTGTGCTTGCGTGTTCCTTCTTTTAGCTCCTCATTAGAAAGTGCCAATTCCATGTACTCTAGGAAACTCTTTTTTGAGCTATCCGGTTCTTTCGGTTCTTCTTTCTTTGGCTTTTTTTCTTCGCCATTGAAGTGATACATGAAATTTTCATAAGTACGTTCCTCGTCAAGAACATCCATTGCAGCTATAATCTTCTTACATTTAGCCAGCAGCTCCTGTGTTTCAGATGAAGCAGCTACAGCTTCCCATTCATTAGGAGAATACTTGCCAATCATAATGTACTTACGAGTGGCGCGTCCAAGATAAACTTGAATTTCCAAAAATCCGTAACCTCTTTTTTCTGCATTTTTTCTGCGGTCAAAGACGATTTCTACCAATTCTTTCTTCATAATTCAGTAGGTTTAAAGACAACGGACTAATTTGGGTGTTAGAAAAGCAAACCGGACGTTAACAACATTTAACCGTCTTGCTGAGTTTATCAGCTGTTTAGAGGCGGATTGTGTATCACATTCAAAAAAGTGTCACACATTTTTTGAAAAGTGTCACACATTTGTGTATCATTTTGTCCTGTTATGTCTTCTCTTGTACACTGCGAAAAGTTCCGCTGTATAAGTTAGACATGACTATCCTCCTCTATAATAGCTGTCATTTTTCTTGCTACGCGCTCGTAACTAACTGTATATAAGCAACAAAGAGGACACTACCGAAGTAGAATCCTCTTTGACCTTGTTTTGCTTTACCTTTGACTCGGAAGAGCCTTTCGTGATTCCGTTGGGGTTCGAACCCAAGACCCACAGCTTAGAAGGCTGTTGCTCTAATCCAACTGAGCTACGGAACCTCCAAATCGACTGCAAAGGTAATGTTTTTTTTTCAATTACAATGCTTTTTTCAAAGTTTTTTTGTCTGTACTCTTGAAAATGTGAGTGTTTTATCAAAAAAGACTGATAAAAAAAGCAAAAATAGCAGATTTGAGCTTTTGTTTTGAGTTTCAAGTGGTTGTGGTAGTCGTTGGCTTTAAGTGGCATTCGTGAGGAAATGCGAAAATGGCGGATTTGAGAAGTGGAAACGCTTTCAAGTCATTACCTCAAAGAAATGCCCTAATAAGCATATTTAACGGCTTCGGTTCTTACTTCTCCATTCTGCACAGGTTTAGAATTTGCCATGCAACTCTCATGATTTAATTTTGCACCGAACAAAAGCAAGGAATTATGAGAAGTACATTTAAGACAGTCTTCTATGTAAATGGAAGCAAGGAGAGAAACGGAATTGTCCCTATCATGGGACGAGTGACAATCAACGGAACTATCGCACAGTTCAGCTGCAAGCAGAGCGTAAGCAAGGCGATATGGGATGCCAAGGGCAACAGAGCAAAGGGAAGGAGCAAGGAAGCCAAGGAGGTGAACTTTGCGCTTGACAACATCAAGGCTCAAATCACCAAGCATTACCAACGACTTTCCGACCGTGAGGCGTTCGTTACCGCTGAAATGGTGAGAAACGCTTATCAAGGCATAGGCATGGAGTACGAGACATTGCTCAGAGGCTTTGACAAGGAGAACGCAACCTTTGCCAAACGTGTGGGCAAAGACCGAGCTGTTAGGACTTATCGCAAGTATCTTGTGGTAAGAAAGTACGTTGCCGAGTTCATCAAGTTTCAGTACAAGCGCAGCGACATGGCAATGAATGAGCTTACCGAGGAGTTCATCCGTGACTTTTGCCTGTACTTGAAGAACGTTGTAGGGCTTACGCAGTCCACCATTTGGATATACTCCATTCCGTTGAAGCATATCGTCACGGCAGCACACTACAACGGCAAGATACCGAGAAACCCTTTTGCCATGTACCACGTTGACCCAGACCACAAGGAGCGTGAGTTCTTGACCTTGGACGAGCTTACCGCCATGACCGAGATAAAGTTGGAAGACCCAAACATGGCATTTGCAAGAGACCTTTTCGTTTTTGGCTGTTGGACAGGTATCTCTTTCATTGACACAAAGAACCTGACGGAGGACAACATCTGTATGATAAACGGTGCTCCTTGGATAGTTTCCAAGCGTCAAAAGACAGGCGTGCCGTTTCAAGTCAAGCTGATGGATATTCCGATGCAGATTGTTGAGAGATACAAGCCATTGAGAAAGGACAGCCACTTGTTCAATATCGGCAGACTTGACACTATCAACAAGCGCATCAAGAAAGTGGCTGCAATGTGTGGCATCAAGAAACGAATCTCGTACCACGTTAGTAGGCACTCGTTTGCAGTATTGTCCCTGGAATACGGTATGCCGATTGAGACAGTAAGCAAGATACTCGGTCACACGAACATCACCACGACGCAGATATATGCCAAGGTGACAAGCACCAAGTTGGAGCATGACATATCAGTCTTTGAAAATCGAATCAAGGGGCATTTGCCAACAATGGGAGGAATGGCATGAAAAGAACTGTAATCACTATGGACGGAAATGGAGAGTTTTCCATTCCGTCCAACTTGCAAGACTTGTGGATGATTGAGGGTGAATTGGTTGATATGCTTCATGTCACCGCCCCGAAACTCCATGCTGTGATAAGGTCAATGTACAAGGAAGGCTTGTTTTTGGTGTCGGATGTCCAACAGAAAAAGGAAACTTCCAAGGGCATTTGGCAAACGCAGTATGGCTTCCCGATGATTGTTGCCCTTTGTTTCCGTATAAATTCATACGGTGCTGTTCGATTTCGTGACACAATCATAAAGAGGTTGTACGGGGCAAAAGAGAAAGGTAGTGTCATTATCCTACAACTCAATGGAGGGACAAACGCTATTAACTGAATGTCCTCTTGTCGTTGGCTTAATGCTGTCGTTCTGTCACGAAGAAGTACAGAAGCATTGGTATGAAGCAGCTTATTTGATGGGGATAGTCCTAAGCCATTAAAAGGGCGGACTAATCCCCTTATTTTTGTTGATTTGTTGAATATACAGAAAGTAGTGTTGAATATCAAGTATTTACGGCTCTACATACTCTCAACAAATATCTCAACAAAAGAAAGAGAATGATGAAAAGAGAAATCCTCAATGTTCATGCCTATGTTTCTCTTTTGCCCAGTGAAGTGTTGTGTAGAAACTCTTGTTGAGAACTTGTTGATAAGTTAAGTCTTTGATTTTCATTACCATACAACATATTCTCAACTACTCAACTGAAAAATACCCATCACTTGGTCTGCCGTAGAATGTACTTGTGGATTTATTGGCAACCGCTCTATTCTCCGAAATGGTTGCAGCAACGTTCCTTGGAGGCTTTGCGCCTCCAGCCACTTGGGCAAACCTCCGCAGTGTTTTAGCTTTTACCTTTGCACCCAGGAATCAAGTTAGGATATTTGGTTAATGGGTGTTAAGGTGAACTATCTTTCTTTCAAGGTATGCCCTTTCTCATGTCATAGTCCTTATATAATCCAGCCAACTTTCTTGATTCCATTTAACTATTAAATGTCAAAATTATGGATAAAGAACTTTACATAGGCGTGGATGTCTCAAAGCAGACTCTCGACCTTGCTTATTATGACGGAGAAAGCATTGATTGGAAGAAAGCCCATATAAAGGTGAGCAACAATAATGCAGGTTTCAAGAAAATTGGTTCATGGGTGGCAAAGGTAAGCAAGGGGGTTGATATAGTCTTGTTCTGTATGGAATATACAGGACTTTACACCCAAAACTTTAGACTGTGGTTGGAAGAGAAACATTATATTTATAGGATGGTGGAACCTCGCAAGATGCATCGCTTTGAGCCAGACTTGGATGATGGACTGCGTTCGCTCGACCGCATCAAGACTGACGAGCTTGATTCTTTCCGCATAGCCATTTACTGTGAGCAGAACCACAGAAAGATTCTTCGCAACCCATCAAAACTTCCTCCTCCTGTATATTTTAAGTTGAAGAGGCTTTTGGCGGAACGCAAGCAGACAGTCAAGCAGTCAGTCCTTTACAAGCAGCAGCTTCATGATATATGTGCGTATGACACAGATTTGTCTGTGGAACGTAAGAATGGGCAACTTAAAACGCTCAATGATGCACTTAAAGGCATAGACAATGAAATTGACATGTACATAAAAGAAGATGCGGACATCAGCAAGAACTTTTCCCTGCTGACATCAATACCTGGTATTGGGCGTGTTGTCGCACTTGAAACCATTGTCTTGACCGAAAACTTCATGGCAATAGATAACCCACGTAAATACGCTTGCTATATTGGTGTCGCTCCTTTCAAGAAAGAATCTGGTACATCTGTGAGAAAAGGCTCGTCAGTCTCTAAGAAAGGTTTTAAACAGGCAAAGGCAGATTTGTCCATTGCCTGTTTGGTTTGCATGCAGCACATTCCGAACATCAGAGATTACTGGGAACGCAAGAGAAAGGAGAAATGCAGTGGAATAGTGTTTAATGCAATCAAGTTTAAGATGATACTCCGTATGTTTGCCGTTATAAAACGAGGTACTCCGTATGTGGAGACGGACAATTATCGAAATGGGAAAAACAAGCAACCAGGAGTGAACTAACAGTGTTTTAAGACCATCACTATACCATGATAGAGTCTCTTGGTTGCTTTTGGCACTACCTTTGCGAGGAATCCTCAAAAGGAAGGAACTCCAGACAGAGGTAGTGAACTTTTTAATCTTAGGCAAAGCCCTTTCCCTTGATATAGTCTCCTCTGCCCGAAATGTCAGACTCAGTGCCTTTTAGGGAATTAGCTGTCCGTCCCAGCTTTTAAAAGATTTGGCTTATCCTGACATAGAGAGTTCCTTTCGTAAAGCGGTGCAAAGATATGAAAAATAAATCATTTGTAGGCATTGACATCTCTAAAAATGTCATAGATGTATCTATATTTCGTGAGGACACCAACATCAAAATGTTCCCTCATGAGGTGTTCAACAACACTCGCAAGGGATTTGGCGATATGTGCTCATGGCTCAAAAAGAGCCGTGTGGTACTTTCCCAAGCCCTGTTTGGCATGGAATTTACAGGTTGCTACTCCTTGGACTTGGAAAAATTCCTCACGTCCAAGAATTACTCTTTCTGTATGCTTAGTACACGTATAGTAAAACATCATCCTATGGGGACAATAGATAAGCGAGACAAGAATGACTCTGCAAAGATAGCTGACTTCCTCTATCGTTATGATGGCACGGAATGTGCCAAGCCATACAAGTTGCCAAGCAAGGCTATGCAACAATTGAAGCAACTTGTCAATGAGCGTAAGTTCCTTGTGGAGCAACGGACAAACTTTATGAACCGAATGCAGATGTTTGAAACGAAAGAGGATTCTGCCATGTATGAGAGCTACATTAAAAAGCTCAATCATGACATTGAGAAGATAGATCAGGAAGAGTGTGAATTAATGTCCAAGGAGGAAGATGTCTTTGACACTTTTCAGAATCTGTTGACGATACCAGGAATTGGTTTTGTCAATGCAACAAACATAATTGCCATCACACGAAACTTTACCGCTTTTGACACAGCTCGGCAATATGCGAGATATGTTGGCGTAGCTCCATGCAGTCACACTTCTGGTACCAGTGTGAAATGGCGTGCCCGACCTTCCGCACACTGTAACGGTCAAGTGAAAGCTGACCTGTCTATGGCGGCATTGAGAGCTGTTGAGTACGATGTGGAAATGCAAATGTTTTATAATCGAAAGTTAGGAGGCAGAAAAGATTCTGATACTAAGCGTAAGGCATTGAATGCCGTCAAGTTTAAGCTCATTCGCAGAATGTTTGCCATAGGCAAACAAAAGAGAAAATGGGAAGTGTTGAACACCTCTGACGACAGAAAGAACTTACATATTGAAAAGTCCAAAGCAAGTGAACTATGACAATGTACCATTGTCTCTTATAGTCTTGTGAGGACAGATACGGATAACTAATTAGGAATCGAGCAAAAAGCTATTAAAAGAAAGAGTTCCGTATCGTTTTTGTAACAGAAAAGTCAAAAAATGTCTTCTTCTGCTACAGGGGTAGGTATGCCTATATGCTTTCTGGGGGCTATTTTGCTTATTTTAACACAAAAAAGCTCTCAAAAATTTGGTGATGTCTTAGGAATCATGGTATTAGATTTTATACAGACCATACGGAGAACACTCGGCAAACACGACCAACTCGGTATAGCCAATAAAACGAGGCGACAACCTATAACAACCACACTCGGTAAGTTATACGTTGTCGCCTTGTTCATTTCACACACTCATCAAGGACATTCTCCTACACACCTTTCATTCTGTACGCTTCACGATAGTTAGCCATCAGAATCTTCTGAATGTCGGACTCGCGGTAGAGTATCTTTCCGCCAAGCTGGATATACGGGATGACA